ATTCAGTCCCCGGTCGTGCGCTGCGATGAGATTGACGCGATGGAAGACAGCAAAGAAGGCGATCCGGTCGCGCTCTCATTCAAGCGCGCCGACAACTATCCCGACAGCATCCAGGTGCTGAGTTCGACGCCTACGATCAAAGGCAAGAGCAGGATCGAATCATGGCTCGAGCGTAGCGACTATCGGAAGTGGTTCTGTCCTTGCCAGCAATGCGGCACGTTGCAGGTGCTGGAATGGGCGCAAGTAAAGTGGGACACAGACGCGACCGAGGGAGCGAAATACGTTTGCGAAAACAAAGAGTGCGGACATGCCCATGACGACGCTGGCCGGCGGGCGATGATCGAGCAGGGCGAGTGGCGACCTACAAAGCCATTTAACGGCATCAGAGGCTACTGGCTTAACGGACTGAACACGCTATTCCCTGCCAAGAAAGGATTCGCCAACAAGATGCACCAATTTGTCGCCGAGTATCTCGAGGCAAAGGACGGAGGCAAGGCAACGATGAGGACGTGGAAGAACACCTTCCTTGCCATCACTGACGACCCGACCGAAGAAAGCGAGAAGGCACCGGACTGGCAGCGACTCTATAACTTGCGCGAAGCCTACACCGCGGCACCGCGGGCTGTTAGCCTTGTGACTTGCTTTGTGGACATACAGAACAACCGTCTTGAGCTAGAATGGAAAGGCTGGGCGCGTGACGAGCAAAGCTGGGGACTCGACTACCTTGTTCTCGATGGCAACCCGCTCGACATACAGCCGGGAAGCGTATGGCACCGACTGATGACAGAGCTACAACGCAAATTCAAGCGCGAGGACGGCGCTGAGCTAGAGCTGTCGATGTGCTTTGTAGATGCCGGCAAGTGGGGAGACTGGGCTTTCCAAGCCTACCGACTAAGCCAGACCTTTCCTAAGCTCATGGGCAAATTCATGCTGTCCAAAGGTGTTGGGCAGCAAGGCGCGCCGATTAACCCGCGCAAGATGGCATCCATCCATCGCAACATCAAAGGCATACCCATCGGCGCATGGGCAGGCAAAGACCTGATCTACACGCGGCTACGGCTCGACCCGAACGCGGACGGCACGTTTGTGAGTGGCTACATGCACCACCCGATGAGCTACGACGCCAACTACTTCCAACAGCTAACAAGCGACAGCGTTGTGCTTGAATACAGGGGCGGCGAAGAGGTGCGTCGTTACGGCAACAACGAGGGCAAGCGCGACGAGGCGCTCGATTGCGCTTATGGCAACCTCGCGGTCTTTATGCTGAGGCGCTGGAATTTCGACGCGCTCGAAGCGGATCTTGCGCAGACTCGGCCAGATGCGCCCGCGCAGGCCGCGCCGTCTGCGTGGTTTTCGGGAAAAGCGCCAGGCGGATGGAATTTGTAAAATAGTTGTTGCGCGAATGTGAAACGTGCGCGATACATTCGGCGCAATGAAGAAACTCAACGCCAGTATCAACACCCGCGTCACTTCGGAGACGCGGGATAACCTAAAGAAAAAAGCGCAGAAGCGCAAAATCCGCCTGACCGACATCGCCCGCGAGGCGCTGGAAAAGGCCGCGCAATGAATACTTTTGAGAATCTGCTGGGCAAGGCGCGGCGTGGCATGGCGCGGCTTGGCGGGGCGAGGCAAGACAAGGCAACTACGAGAGAACCGGGCGGAAACAGGTTCAGACTTTCGCGGCGAGGCGCGGCGGGGCGCGGCAAGGCCGGGCTCGGCGCGGCGCGGCAAGGCTGGGCGCGGCGGGGCGGGGCTAGGCAAGGCAAGGCAACTACGAGACACGCGGGCGGCTAACAGCGTGACAACTTTATGAGCGGACACGTTTATTTTTTCCACAACGGCAAAGAGTGTAAGATCGGATTCACCAGTCCCGACCTAAAGCTGAGGCTTTGGGCGGCTCATGTCTGGAGTCCGCACGCGCTCACCATAGTCGGCACCATTGCCGCAGAATTTCCCGATCAACTCGAAAAAGCGATACACCTACAACTGGCGCATCGCAGACTCGTAAAACCAAGCGGGAACGGAGAGTGGTTCGACCTAACCCTCGACGAAACAAATAAGGTCATATTAGAAAACAAAGATGGAAAACTCAGACAATATCATTACAGCGAAGCTCACGGGCATCCGGCCCATCATGTTCGACCGTTACGGCGGCGACAACAAGACCAAGCTGGAGGACTTGGACAAGATGTATTGCAACGAGCGTGGGGAGTGTGGGATTCCCGTGCTCAACGTGTTCAGCCTACTGTCAGCGGAAAACACGCCCTCGGTTGCGAAGCGTTTCTACGGCAAGCAAGGCCGTGACGTGGCGCAGGGCATCAAGTCGTTCTGCAACATTGAGGCAGTCGGCGGGGATGATCCGATGTTCTCGCCTATCCTAGACGAGGACGGAAACCCATACACGGCGAAAGACCCGCGCATCCGCATAATGCAGCACGTTGCGCGATTGCCAAAGGGCATCCCTAATCCTAAGACGCGACCGATGATTCCGAACGGATGGAGCGTCTCATTCAAATTTGAGCTTCAACCCAACGAGCTTCTCAACGAGGCTACGCTGCGAAAGATGATTACGCAGGGCGGCATCCTAGGGCTCGGCACGTTCCGTCCGATCTTTGGGCGCTACACGGTAAGCTGGATTTAACACGGCTGGGCCGGGCGCGGCGGGGCCGGGCACGGCTTGGCGGGGCAGGGCAGGGCTTGGCCGGGCGCGGCGCGGCAAGGCCGGGCAAGGCAAGGCAAGACAACTACGAGCACCTCGGGCGGTTAACAGAGGTAACATTTTCTTGGCTCGGCGCGGCTCGGCGTGGCTAGGCAAGGCGTGGCGAGGCAAGGCGCGGCAAGGCGAGGCGAGGCAACTACGAGAGTCGCGGGCGGTTAACAGCGACAATTTAATGCACACACGTTGACAATCTGACCGCATAAGGTAAAAGCAGAGCAATGGCACTTGCTCCGCTCACAATTTTCCCGCAGTCGATAACCAGCGGCGACACTACGCGACTGCTGCTCGGCTTCCCGCTTTGTCCTGCGACTACGTTCACGGCTGTCCTTGTGCTGAACCGCGCCGGCGTGGCTCCTGTCACCTCGACCGGCACCGCTAGCGGCAGCTCCTTTGCATTCGTTATCACGGCCACACAGTCCGCTGCGATGATCGCGGGACAGTGGACATACGCTGCACGCTGCACGGAGATCGCCAGCGGCGACGTGACCAGCGGAGCGGATGGCGACTTTACGGTGCTGGCCAACTACGCCACCACGATCACCGCAAGCACGACACAGCTCCAGCTCGACGCGGCAAATACGGCGCTGCTGACGTTGCTGGCGAATCCCGAGGTGTCCGTGTCGTTCAATGGTCAGTCATTCACCAAGGAGAATCAGTCGATGCTCCTGTCCACGATCCGCAACCTGGAGGCCAAGCTCGCCTCCGAGAAAGCCATCGCCGCCGGCCTGCGCGGAGACGCTCCCACCCGTAGCATCAGGCCGTATTTCACATGAGCAAAAAGACCGCAAAACTAAACGGCGCGCGCAACGGTCATTCTGTGCAGGTCGTGGACGAGCCGATCCGACAGCCTCGCGCATATACGCAGCTAATCGAGCAGCTCAAGAAAATCTCGCCTGACTGGCGACCAAATCGCATCGGTGTCGATGCTGAACTCTATCGCAATCACTGGGAGCTTCGTGCTTTCTCGCGGAACCTGTGGCGCGAGAATCCGTTCATAATGGGCTACGGGCAGGAGCTAGCGGCGAACGTCATCGGGCCGACTGGATACACCCTGCGGATGATGATCAAAGAGACTGAGGATCGCATCATCTACAGCGAGGAAGAAAAAGACGCGCTGCAACGTGCAGAAGCGAGGCGTAACGATGTGCTGCGCTTCACTGCCAGCAAGTCAGGCGCGAAGTTTAAGGCCGAGAAACTGCTCCACACAATCAAAGGCAAGTCCTCGGTGAAAGTCGGCCAGCTTGACACTTTCGCAAACCAGCTAATCGAAAAGAAGTGGGCCGAGTGGCAGTTGCGCGAAAACTGCACAGTGACAGGGCGCATCAACTACAACGAATCCCGGCAGCTTCGCTTGAAGTCTTGCGCTAGGGATGGTGACCACTTCATCCGACTAATCCGCGACTCACGATATGAGCCGTTCGGCTTTAAGATCCAGCACATCAATGCGGAGTGGTGCAATTACTACCTAAACGGGCTGAACGAGAAGAACAAAAACCCGATCCGCTACGGCATCGAATACGATGAGAGCTATGCTGCTCCGGTGCCTGTCGCCTACTGGTTCACGAAGGCAACGAGCGGACAGTGGGCCACGATGTCGCCTGTCAATTTCACGACTAACAGCACAGAAAACTCAATCCGTATCCCTGCTGAGGACATCATTCACTACGCGAAATTTGATGATGACGCAGACGTAACGCGGCCTGTGCCTTGGGCAACTCCGGTAATGTCCAGCGTGCGACAGCTCGACAAAGCGATGGAAGCCGTGGTCGTAGCCATGCGCGTCGGCGCTTGCAGCAACGTGTTTTTCGAGACTGACCTCATCGGGCCAGATGGAAACACCGCGGCAGGCGCAGACCCTGAGATCATGAAGGGGCTGTCGATGGAGATGAACCCCGGCGGCGCTCATGGCCTGCCTCCCGGCGTTCGCGCAAAAGAGTTTAACCCTAATCAGCCGAATCCCAACACCGGACACGTTCGCAACGAGATACTGCGGAGCATTTGCGCTGGCTTGCCGGGCGCGCAGTTCTCGACCATCGGACAGAACTATGCGGAGATTAACTTCTCGGCCGGCAGACTTGAGCGGCTGACTATCACCGCGCAGTGGACAGTCCTGCAAGAGTTCGACATCGCGCTTGCAGAACGTCGCATCTTTAGCGAGTGGCTGAAAATGGCGCTGCTGATGAAGGCTGTTCCTCTGCCTGTCGAAAAGCATTTCAAGTTTAACGCGCCGAAATTCACGGGCAAGCGGTGGCCAGGTGTCGATCCGATCAAGGACGCGAACGCCAAGGCGCTCGACCTCGCTAACAAATTCACATCGCCGCAACGCATCCACGACGAGCAAGGCACCGACCTAGAACAGACCTGCATCGAGATCCAAGAAGCGTCAATGATCTACCAGCAGTATGGCATTGAGTCTGACACAACGAAGGGGCCGATTGATGCAGAAACCGAAACCGAAACCGAGGACGGAGTGGAAGCAGTGACGGCAGAAAACGAGCAAGGCATGGAAACAAAAGAACTGACTGAAATTCTCGGTGTTGCTGTTCGAGCTGGCGTTGTCACGCCATCGCTAGAAGTCGAAGCCGCGATGCGCGCAAAGCTCGAGCTGCCGGAAATGAGTGCTGACGTAGTCGCTGCGTGGACGGCTGATGGCGGTGTGCGTAGGCCAATCACCTTGAGCAGTATTAAGGGAGGCGAGTCCGAGATCATCGAACCGACAGAAAGTGGTGAGACTGACAATGCCGCATGAAGCCTCCCGACTACATCATCAACGCAGCCAAGCGTGGCCTTGAGCTGCTCGCTGAGGGCTTCGGTGGCGACGGACTCACCGAAGGCACTAAGGACGCAGCGCGACGCATGGCAGGCGGCGAGGTAAGCGATGACAAGATCGTCAAGGCTAACGCATGGGGGGCGCGTCACGCGGTGGATCTCGAAGCAGGAAAAAACAGCAACCCAGACGACAAGGAATGGCCAGGCGCCGGCGCAGTCGCGCACTACCTCTGGGGCATCAACCCGCTCGATCCATCACCTGCTCGGGAATGGTTTGAGCGACAGGCCGAGAAAATTCAAAACCCAAACGACTCAATGAAAAACTGGTTCACTATCACTAACAAATCCGAACTGTCTGCCGAGGTCACCATCTACGAGGAGATCGGCAGCTACGGCATCACGGCCAAGGCGTTTCTTGACCAGATCAAGAACGTCGGCAAGCGCAAGATCACGCTCCGCATCAACTCACCCGGCGGCGAAGTGTTCGATGGATTGGCAATCTACAACCGACTCCGCGAACACAAGGGCGGCGTAGAGGTAAGGATCGACGGCATCGCTGCTAGTATGGCGAGCGTTATCGCAATGGCCGGTGCGCCTGTGAGCATGGCAGAAAACGCGCTGCTTATGGTGCATAACCCGAGCGGCTTGTGCGCTGGTAATAGCGGCGACATGCGCGAGCTGGCAGACATGCTGGACAAGGTGCGCGGCTCACTGACTTCCGCCTACGAACGCAAGACAGGCAAGACCACCGAGGAAATCGGCGCGATGATGGACGCGGAAACATGGATGACAGCACAGGAGGCGCTTGCTGCTGGATTCATTGACGAAATAACCGCAGAACTCAAGATGGCAGCGAGCGTCGGCAAGTTGTCTTTGACAGGCAAACTAGCTGACAGAGAAAAATCATTTGACACACACAAACAACACACATACACAAACACCATGACCGATCCTAAAATGCCGATGGAAACCAAAAACTTGCCAGAAGAAGCCAGTCCTAAGCCGATGGGCGCAGACGGCATTGAGCTGGCTATCACGCTTCTCCGCGAAGCTGGCTACATCGTCACGATGCCAGAAGAGGAAGAAGAAGCAGCAGAGGAAGCCGCGCCAGAAGAAGCTGCCGCAACTGCCTCCAGCCTTGTGACTATCACCGCTAACGCTGACGATCTTCGCTCAGAGGGTGCGGTGCAGGAACGCAAGCGCATCGCTAACATCCGCGCATGGGCTGCGGTAGTTGCGAAGGCGCACAAGTTCGACCTCAACAAGCCTGTCGAAGACTTCATCGCCAGCGGCAAAACGCTGACGGAGTTTAAGGAACACATCATCACCAACTCCTTCCGCGCTGAAAGCCTCTCGACTGACACCGACACCAGCGGCGCGCAGGGCAATACGATGTCGCGTGAGTCCTTCACCAAACTTTCGCCCTACAACCAGAGCGAGTTTTGCAAAAAAGGCGGACGAATCACCGAATAATCCAACCCAGTAAAATCACCACAAACCACTCAAAATAAACCACTACTCATATGGCCGCTCCTACTAACAACAACACGCTCACCAACCTTATCCCCGATGCCTACGCCGCGCTTGACGTGGTGAGCCGGGAACTCACTGGCTTCATCCCTACCGTTGCTCGAGATTCTCGCGCAGACATGGTAGCGGTTGGCCAGACCCTCCGCTCCATCGTTGCTCCGGTTAACTCCTCCGGTGCTGACATCACGCCTGCGATGGCTATTCCGTCCGCGCTCAACCAGAGCATCGGCAACAAGTCGCTGACGATCAGCAAGTCCCGCTTCTATGGCTTCTCTTGGTCTGGTGAAGACATCATGGCCGTGGATAAAGGCCCCGGCTATCTCACGATCCAGCAGGATCAGATCGCCCAGGCTCTTCGCACTGCCGTCAACGAGATCGAAGCCGACATTGCCGCTGCTGCATCCGCCGGCGCCTCCCGCGCATTCGGTGCAACGGCAGACACCGCTCCGCTCATCAGCGACTTCTCGCAAGCCAAGAAGATCCTCGACGACAACGGCGCACCTGGCAGTGACCGTCACGCTATTCTGTCCACCGCTAGCGGCGTAGCTGTTCGCGGCTACTCCAACCTTTTCAAGGTTAACGAAGGCGGCGACACGACGCTGCTTCGTCAGGGACAGCTCGGCGACCTTTACGGCTTCGCACTCCGCGAGTCCGCACAGGTAGTCCGTCCGACCGCTGGCGGCATGA